TTAAGAGAACAAAAATTATTAGGTGAGCTTGTGTATAGCAACGAGTATTTAAAGTCGTTAGGATTGTCCGTAGGCGATATAGTGGGCTTTTCACCGGATTCAGAATATGAGTTTAATATAGACGACGAAAAATTATATAGAGTATTATCAAATCAAATTACAATTAAATATGAGTCGGCACAAAAAAGTAATTGAAGCTGCTGAAGTAGCTTTACTTGAACTTGACAAAGTTATTAGACAAAAAATAAATTTAGTTGAGTTAGAACCTGAAAAAGCAAAAATAGCTGCGCAAGCAAAATGGGTTGCAATAGAAGATTCATTTAAAATAATAGAAAAGATAGAAGAGCTTTCAGAAAACAAAAAGCAAAACAAAGAGTCTGTAAAATTTTTAGGCGTAGAAGATAGGATAAAATAATGTATAAACAATCTCTCTATAACATAATTATAGACCACATAGATACTAAAGAAACAAAAAGAAACAATAAGTATAAAAAATACGAGTATGGTTATAATGCTGATTTAGATTGTGTTATAATCAGTAAAGACGGTACAATAGGTGAGATATATGAAATTCAAGGTCTTAAGATAGCAATACCTAAAACTCCTGATAAAATAGATGGTGATCATTTAAAAAAAGAAAATCAAATATTTACTAGAAGGAATAGACCTGAATCATTAAACAAAATTAAAACAGTACATGAGTTTAAGCATCATCCCGAACAAACTAAAGAGCAGTATTATAATTATATTGATACTGAATTTAATAGGCGTAATGATGGCTACTGGTTCATGTGCAACGGTAAGCCCTGTTACATTACAGGATCGCACTATATGTATCTCAACTGGACAAAGATTGACGTGGGGGCTCCGGAGTTCAGACATGCTAACCGGATCTTTTATTATTTTTGGGAGGCGTGCAAGGCCGATTACAGATGTTACGGTATGTGCTACCTCAAAAATAGACGGTCTGGGTTTAGCTTCATGGCATCATCAGAAACTGTTAACATGGCTACAACATCGAGAGACTCGAGGTTTGGCATATTATCCAAGACCGGTGCTGACGCTAAAAAAATGTTCACCGATAAAGTCGTACCAATATCGACCAACTATCCGTTCTTTTTCAAACCGATACAAGACGGAATGGAAAGGCCGAAAACCGAGTTATCCTACAAGGTCCCGTCAAGAAGACTAACAAGAAATTCTTTTAAAGAGTCTGAAGACGATCTTTTAGGACAAGGTCTTGATACAACTATTGATTGGAAAAATACAGGTGATAATAGTTATGATGGTGAAAAGTTAATACTATTAGTACACGATGAATCAGGTAAATGGGAAAGACCTGACAATATATTAAACAACTGGCGAGTAACTAAAACCTGTTTAAGATTAGGTGCTAGAGTTGTTGGTAAATGTATGATGGGTTCAACGTCTAACTCTTTAGACAAAGGAGGTGATAATTTTAAAAAATTATACTATGACTCAGACGTTAGAGAAAGAAATAAAAATGGCCAGACTACAAGTGGATTATATTCTTTGTTCATACCTATGGAATGGGGCTACGAAGGATTTATTGATATGTATGGATACCCTGTATTCGATACCCCACAAAATCCGGTTAAAGGAATTGAAGGAAGCATCATCACTACAGGAGTTATTGAACATTGGGAAAACGAAGTTGAAGGACTCAAAGCCGATGCTGATGCATTAAATGAATATTACAGACAATTTCCAAGATCTGAAAAACATGCTTTTAGAGATGAAACACTAAATTCATTATTTAATCTTACTAAAATATATGAACAGATTGATCATAATGAAGAAATGGCGATGAAAGGTTATGTTGTTAAAGGTAGTTTTTCTTGGAAGAATGGCATTAAAGATAGTGAAGTTATATGGACACCAAATAGAAATGGAAGATTTCTCGTAAGTTGGTTACCTAAAGAACACTTAAGAAATAATATAATTGAAAAAAATGGAATAAAATATCCTGGCAACGACGGGTTTGGGTATTTTGGATGTGACTCATATGATATATCAGGCACAGTAGGCGGGCGTGGCTCAAACGGAGCTTTGCATGGGCTTACCACATTTTCAATGAACTCTGATTTTCCGTCAAGCAAATTTTTTTTAGAATATATTGCAAGACCTCAAACAGCTGAAATATTTTTTGAAGATGTTTTAATGGCAATAGTTTTTTATGGTATGTCAATATTGGCAGAAAACAATAAGCCAAGATTACTATATCATTTAAAAAGAAGAGGTTATAGAGGTTATTCTATGAATCGCCCTGATAAATTACGGGGTGCTTTATCAAAAACAGAATCAGAATTAGGAGGAATACCTAATACATCAGAAGATATAAGACAAGCACATGCAGCCGCGATTGAATCATACATAGAAGAAAACGTAGGTAATCAAGGAGAAGACTACGGTAGTATGTATTTTCAAAGAACATTAGAAGATTGGGCTAAATTTGATATATCAAAAAGAACAGCTCATGATGCTTCTATAAGTAGCGGGTTAGCTATAATGGCCTGCAGAAAACATTTATATAGACCAAGACAAGAAAGATCAACAAAGAAACTTAATTTTTCATTCTCTAAATACAAGAATGAAGGAAATAGAAGTATGCTAATTAAATAAGTATGGCAAAAACTCAAAAAGATTATTCTATTTTTCCAAGCCAAGCTGTTTCAGACTCCCAAAAAAGAAGTTCTGAGTATGGGTTAGAAGTAGCTAAAGCTATAGAGCAAGAATGGTTTAACAAGGACAGAGGCCTGGGTAAATATTACCAAACACGGGACGAGTTCCATAGACTTAGGCTATATGCTAGAGGTGAGCAGTCAATAAGAAAATATAAAGATGAATTTGCTATTAATGGCGATTTATCATATTTAAACTTAGATTGGAAGCCCGTGCCCATTATTCCTAAGTTTATAGATATAGTAGTTAATGGAATGCAAGACAGATTATTTTCTATCAAAGCTTTTGCACAAGACCAAATAGCTACAGGTAAGCGAACTAAATATGTTGAAAATGTTCAAAGAGATTTGGCTGCTAAACAAATATTAGCGGATATTGAAGCTGAGCTTGGCGTAAATGCAAGAAATATACCAGAGTCAGAACTTCCTGAAAATACGGAAGAGCTCGAATTATATATGCAATTGAATTATAAGCAAGGCATTGAAGTAGCTGAAGAACAAGCTATAAACAATATATTCCTCAGAAATAAATACAGTGAATTAAAAAAACGAATAGATTATGACGGAGCAGTGCTCGGTATATCTGCTGTAAAACATTCTTTTAATAATACTGACGGAATAAAGCTTGATTATGTAGACCCTGCTAATTTAATATGGTCATATACAGAAGATCCTAATTTTGAGGATTGCTATTATTTTGGCGAAGTAAAAAGAATAAAATTAAACGAGCTTAAAAAACAGTTTCCCGATTTAACAATAGAAGACATAAAAGAAATTACTAAAAAAGGAAGTAACTATTCTTTAATGTACGGTGATAATTTTGATTACGGAAATAGTGATTCCGATAATGAAAACACTTTAACTGTTTTATATTTTAATTGGAAAACTTTTGAAAATAGCGTTTATAAAATAAAAGAAATTTCTTCTGGAGCAAAAAAAGCAATTAAAAAAGATGACAGCTTTAATCCTCCTAAAGATAAAAGAACAAGATTTGAAAGAGTAGCACAAGCAAGAGAAGTAATATTTGAGGGAGTATATTTGCTAGGCAGCAATAAGCTTTTAAAATGGCAAAAAGCAACAAACATGGTAAGACCTAATTCTAATGCTAATAAAGTATTAATGAATTATATTGTGTCTGCTCCTAGAATATACAAAGGTAGAATTGATTCTCTTGTTGCTAAAATGACTCCATACGCGGATCTTATACAGCTTACGCATTTAAAGTTACAACAAGCAATACAAAGAATGACGCCTTCGGGTGTTTATATAGATGCTGACGGACTTGCAGAAATAGACCTTGGAAATGGTACAAGCTATAATCCTCAAGAGGCTTTAAATATGTACTTTCAAACGGGTTCAATTATAGGTAGATCACTTACAATTGAAGGCGACCCTAATCCTGGTAAAGTTCCAATTCAAGAACTGCCCGGAGGTGGTGGCAACCAAGTGCAATTATTAATAGGTGCATATAATCAATATTTGCAAATGATCCGGGATATTACGGGATTAAATGAGGCAAGAGATGGCTCTGACCCTGATCCTAAAGCTTTAGTTGGTGTTCAAAAGCTAGCAGCGGCAAACAGTAATACAGCTACAAGGCATTTAGTTAATTCTAGCATGTATATTACACTTACTTTAGCGGAAGCTATTTCTTTAAGATTTAAAGATGTTTTAGAATATCATCCTGCCAAAAAAGCATTTATAGATGGTTTAGGAAAATTTACTGTAGGAAGCTTAGAAGAATTAAAAGATCTTCATTTGCATGACTTTGGTATATTTTTAGAGTTAGAGCCTGATGAAGAAGAAAAACAACTTTTAGAAACTAATATACAAATGGCTCTTTCGCAAAACAGTATATTTTTAGAGGATGCCATTGACATAAGACAAGTAAATAATATAAAGCTTGCTAATCAACTTTTAAAATTTAGAAGAATTAAAAAGCAAGCTGCAGACCAACAATCTGCGCAAGCGGCTTCTGTTGCGCAAGCTGAAGCTCAAGGCCAAGCACAAATACAAATAGAAGAGGCTAAGGCTCAAGCTGAGCAGGTTAAAACAGAGTCTAAAATACAAATATCAAATGCAGAAAACGAATTTGATATTAAAAAATTAGAGGTAGAAGCTAGAACAAAAAGAGAATTAATGCAATTTGAATTTGATTTAAACGTTCAATTAAAACAATTAGAATTGCAAGCTCAAAAAGAATTAGCTGAAAAACAATCAGAGGTTCAGGAAAGAATAGCAGATAAAAAAATTAGTTCTGCATCAATAGCCG